GTAGGAATTTGTTATAATTTTCACTTATAAAACTCTTCTTACCTACAGGAGAAACATCCATGCCAAATAATTCTTTAATTTTAGTCATCTTCTCTTGTAATTGTTCATCTGTTAATTCAGTAATACATAAATTATCATCGGATTGGTAAATTGCCCATTTTGATGTCAATTCAACAACAGTATCTATTAACCAATGAATCAAAGAACCAATAAATTGTGTAATTCCAATACCAGACGGTAATGAAGCTATCCAAAAACTTTTAGTACCTGATACTATCATATATGAATTAATTATTAAATCACATTCGAAAGCTATTAACCAAGCTAGTGTATTAGATTTAGACTTAAACCATTTACTTAATTCTCTCATTAATGCAATCGGAACTGAAGTATCAAATCCTTCAAAATCTTTAGTTACATATGCTGCTCCTTTTGAATTCCAAATTTCAGTAGTAATATTTTTAAAATCACCATACTTACGAGGCAAATTAAACGGTAGAGTATTCGCTCTAATATCTAAAAATGTAGCAACTGTACTAGATAAAATCTTTTCAATAGACGGAGCCATACAAATAACTCGATGTTTACCTTTTCGTTCAGTACGATAACCCATTTCAAAAGGTAATTTTCTCCACTCAATTTGTTTTCCTTGTCTAAAATCATTAAATATTTTAACTGCATCTCTAATAAATTTAGTCATCAACTCTTTAGTCTGATGAATATTTAATGGATATCCACTGTTAGAATTAGTCTTAATATGAGATAACCATTTACCAGTTTGTAAAAATTCTTCTAAGTTAAAATCAAATATTGGATCTGCAATCCATGGTCCTAAACCCTTTTCTACTATCGCAATAAATTTTAACATTAAACTAGTTTCAATTTCAGTCTTTCGATTATGACCATATGAATTTAATACTTCGAAATAATTCTTGGCAGTAAAATCGGAACGAAAAGAAATACTTGCTGGGTTAGCATACATCTTAGCTACTTCATCATTATAATTTCGCAAGTCTACTAATTTATAAAATTTCTCTTGTGCTAACCGTTCACATAGATTACGATTAATATCAGTTAAATTTTTATGATTAACAGTTTCTACTTTAACGGCACCCATGTTTCTTAACCATTGAAATCCAACCTGTGTTAATAACAAATGGTGATTATCGGAATTCATTCGAGATATTATTTTTCTACCATTA